AATTGGGTCGGCGGTGCAGGAGGGCGTCGTCGGACAGACTGCGGCCTCCGGCGCGGCCAGCGGCGCGGCGGGGGCGGGGGCGGGGGCCGGCGCCGCCGGTGCCGCAGGGAGCAACGCCTTCCTCTCCGGGATCATGCAGGGGCTCCAAGGCCAGATGCCGCAGAACACCGGCAACATGGCTATGGGCGGCGGTGCTGGCGCGGGGCAGAGTCTCGGGACGGCGACCATGTCGCCCGCCGTGCAAGCGGCGCCCACCGGCAACCCCTTGGCGGGCTCCACGCTCGGGCAGGGGGTCGGAAACTTCGGTCGAGGCTTCGGACAGGGCTATCTCGGCATGCCGGCACAGGGGCTCGGTGGCGCGGGGCAATGGGGCAACGTCTTGGGGAACATGGCGATGCAACAGCAGAGCCCCCAGGACCAGCAACAGTCCCGGCAGCTCATGCAGCTCGTGCAGCTCCTCGGAGGGCTCCGCCGATGAGCGAGTTCGACGACGCGCTCTCCCACATCGGGAACATCGTCGGCAACATCGGCGGCCAAGTCCTGAACGCCATCAACTTGGCGGGGGCCATCCAGAGCGGGAACCTCCCGCGGTATCTCTCGGAACGGGCGCAGTTGGGACAAGACCCGGCGGCACGGACCCAGATGGACCGCTCGGGATTCTACTCGGGGCTCGCCGGCTACGGGCCGCCCAGTCTCGCGCCCGACCCGAACGTCCAGAGCGCCGGCTATGGGAACCAGGGCCAGTTGATCGGCCCCACGGTCAACACGGCGCTCCCGCCCTTGACCGCGCAGGCGCAGGCCGAGCAGCAGAAGCAGCAGTTTCAGGCGAATCTGTACCAGCGGGCGGCTACCGATCCGCAGGCCGCAGCGATGCTCGGCATGCCACTCAGCCCCGAGCAACAGCAAGCCATGACGCGGCAGTATGGGGTCGGGCGAGCGGGTGGGCCAACCAAGATGGTCTTTGGGCCCAAGGGGCCGGTCGAAACCTACGGCGAGACCGGCGTCGATGCGCGGGCACTCAATCCCGGGGACGATCTCATCATCGAGCACGGCATGTACTTCATCCAGAAGCCGGATGGCTCAAAGCATTTTCTTCGGGTTGCACCTAAGCCGGGTGTTGATCCGAACGCCGGCCTTGTCGACGACGGCGGGATGCCGACGGGCGGTACGACGACGCCGACCGCACCAAGCCGTGATCCGAATACCCCAGAAGCGCAAGCAAGCATCCGCGCTGCGCTGGATGAAGCAGTTGCCAAAGGAGGGATGACTCCGCAGGAACGAGATGAGGCGCTCGCAACCCAGCAGAACAATCCCGCGTTCAATGCAGTGCAATTCCCTTCAACTGCACCGCCGCAGGCCCCGGCCGTTGCGGCACCGCAACCGCAGCCGCCATCCGTCCCGACTGCAACCGCCCCGGCTCCGATGGCGGTTGCTCCTCCGGTTGCAGCACCTCCGGTCAAGCCTCCCGTTGCTCCGCCGGGACTGACATATGGGCCCAAGGCATTTACCGAAGGCGTGACGATGCCAACGCGCGAGGCGATGATTGCTGGGGGAGTGGACCCGCGTCGTTTCACGTCTGCGGACGTGCAGGCGGGACGGAAAGCCGTTGCCGACGCCAAACAAGAACAGCTCAAGTCCACGCTGCTCGCGAAGAATGATGCCCTGTCGGCACCGACCAAGACCATGATCGAGGCCGCGCCAAGTGTGAAGTATCTCTCCGGTCGCGTGAAGAAGGCGCTGGAAATGGTGCAGGCGGGTCCGCTCGCCTCGCGCTTCCACGAACTATCAACGGGAGAGATCGGCACGGACGATCCGGCGTGGGTGCATTACCGCTTCCAGTTGGGTCTCCTGACGAGCCAACTCGTGAAGATGCATTTTGGATCGCGCGGGGGACAGATGTTCTTGCAGGAGTTTCAGAAGCAACTGAACATCGCGTATACGCCGAACGACATGCGGGCGGCGCTGGAGGACTTGGATAGCTACGCCGACGAATTGCTCTCGCGAAAGTCCGGAGGATCCCCTGCTCCGACTGCGCCGGCTGGATCGCTCACCCCCGGCCCCGTGCAGGGGATGGACGGCGTCGAATATCTTGGGCCGGTGCAGTGATGGCAGACCAACCGCAAGGCGGGCGCTACGTCATCGACGGCCATGCATTCAACTTCGCGAAGCCGCCGACGCCAGAGCAGATTCAGACGATCCGCGAGCGACTAGGTACGAGTGCTGCCGTCGCGTCACCTGCCACTCCGCAGGCACAGCCGCCGGGCATGCTGCGGCAGATTGCGGGGGCCATGGTGCCGACGGGCGGCGACATCGCGCAACTGGCTGGCGAAGGGGCCATGGCCGCCGCGGCACCCTTCACGGGCGGGGCGACACTGCCCTTTGCCGTCCCGGCTGGTCTCGCCGCTCGCGCGGGGCTCGGAGCGATTCGCGGAGGTGGGAGCGGAGCCCTCTCGGAAGGCTTGCAAGGCGGCGCTAACGTCCTCGGTGGCAAAGTGCTGGGCGCTATCGGCCGCCCGCTTGCGGCACCCTTGGCGCGTGGTGTCGGTAAGGTCGCGGGCAAGATTCTCCCGGAAGCGATCGGCCAGCCGATCGCCAGTGCTATGGAGCGCGTCGCCTACCGCGCAGGCAAGCCCGTCGAGCAGCGCGAAGCGGAAGCCGTCACGCAGACCTTGCCCAACTTCGTCCGTGAGCAGACGGGTGGCATCTTCGAGCGACCCCTGTCCGGTGCGACCTCCGTCCGCGTGAACCTCCGGGGCTTGCTCCGGCGTACGCCCAAAGAGGCGAAGGACGCCATCGGGCGTCGGGTGCTGGATGAGACCGGCATCGACGTGACGCGGATCAAATCCCGCAACCTCTTCACGCTCATGCGGAATGAACCCGACCGCGTCATGCACGCGCTCAACCTTATGGGCAATGCGGTTGGCGAAGACGTGAACGCGCAGAAGCAGCGCGTCCTCAAAGTGTTCTGGTCATCCATGCTCGACCGGAGCGTCCACGACGCGCCCAAGGGCATGAAGTTCCCCGGCGCCTTCCGTGGGGGCTATCTCGACCCAGAAGAGATCCTCGGCCACTTGCAGTCGATGGAGAAGCGCATCGGCAAGGCGGGGTTGCTGGAGACGTTTGGCAAGGATCACCTCGCGGCCGTGACGGAGTTTCGGCAGGCATTGGCGCGAGCCAGTGGAGCAACGCAATTCCTTGACAAGCAGGGGCTCCGGGGCATGGTCGCGCAACCGGACATTCATAAGCACGGGCTTCGCTTGATGCCCTTCTTGGTTGCCGCCGCAGCGGGCCTCAAGCTCGGCATTCCCGCCGAGCTAAAGACGGTGCTTGGGGGTGCCGAGTTTGGCATGGGCGCGACCGTTGCTGATGCACTCCTGCGGGCACGGGGCAAGGAAGAGGGAGGGCAGTTCGTCTCCTACTTGCTGGCCTCGCCTGAGCGCACCCGATGGCTCACGAGCGGCGTCAAGATGATGCAGTCGGGTCTGCCCGAGACGATGATTATTCAGGGCCTTTCACGGTCCTTCTCGCAGTTGATGACCCGCGAGATTGCGCAGGGAATCGGAGGCCCGCTGGGTATGGCACCCTCGTCGCCCTTCCCCCTCCAGATGCAGACGTCCGGGGCGCCGAGTGGGCCGCGATTCTTCCAGCCCCCCGGCCTCCAGATGCCTGGAGCCGGCCAGTGAATCCGGCCACCCCGCTCGCGCACGCGACGGCAGAGGCCGTCCTCCAGCAGCTCGCCACCGACGAGCGCCGCGCCCTTGCCAACCTCTTCCGGGCGGCACAGCGGCTCCTCCCGGCCGCGACCGCATGGCATACGGCCACCTACGGGGAAGGGCCGCCCCCCGCGGCGATCGTGGAACTGCGCGAGGCGCTCATCGACCCCGGTCTCGAATCCCTCGTCCGGCGTGCGGTGACGGGGCGGTGAAAGTGCTCCTGCACTCCTATCAGGGCGACGGCGTCCCGCTGGCGCTCCGCTTGGAGGATGAAGGCCATGATACCTACCTCTACGTCCACGACCCCAAGTACCGCCCCCTCGGCGCCAACCTCGTCGAGCACGTCGACGATCCTATCGACGTCGTCGACGACGTCGACTTGGTGGTGTTCGACATGGTGGGGAATGGTGCCTTTGCCGATCGTCTCGCCACCGACGGGGTCGCCGTATTCGGTGCCAGCCGTTTCCGGGACCTCTTGGAGCTGAAGCGCCATGAGTCGCTCGCCCTCCTCGAAGCCGCCGGGTGTCACATCCCGGAGACAGAATCGTTCGGGGAGGGCGCCTTCGAGGACGCCATCGCGTTCGTCGAGGAAAACCCGGACCGCTACGTCTTCAAGGCTGACGGGAGTTTTCAGGACAAGACGCACGTCGCGCCCGATGCCGACGAGATGATCGACTACCTCCGGCATCTCGACGAGACGATCGACGCCGAAGAACACGCTAGGCCCGCGTTTTTGCTGCAGAAAGTCGTCAAGGGCGTCGAGGTGTCCACGGAACGTTGGTACGTGGACGGGCACCCTATTCCCTCGCTCGACAACTCCACGTTCGAACTGAAGAAGTTTCTGACGGGCCGCGGCACGGACGCCGGGCTCGGGCCCACGGTTGGGTGCGCCGGGAACGTCGTCATCCCCCACCAGGACCAGCGGCTCCTGCGGGCGACGGTCGGGTGTCTCGACCGCATGGCGTTCCAGCACAAGATCACGGGGCCGCTCGATCTGAACGCCATCGTCTCGGAAGAGGATCACCTCCCGTACATTCTGGAGGTGACGGCGCGCTTCGGGTATGACGCCATCCAGACCTTCGCGAACCTCTGGAACATGGGGTTTGGGGAGGCGTTGGAGGCGTTGGTCGATGGCACGCATCGTGTCCCGCGCGTCATGGCGCCGCTCTGCGCCGGCGTGACCGTCTCCCTGCCGCCCTATCCGTCGCCGGTGCCGGATGGGCTCCCGCGGACCTCCGTGCTCGACGACATTCTCGGCGATCCGGACTACTGGCCGTGTGACGTGGCCGAGATGGCGGACGGGTCGATCGTGTCGGGCGGCGTCCATGGCATCCTTGCCTGCGTGACGAGCCGGGGGCGCTCCGTGACAGACGCCTGCGAGTCGGTGTATGCGGACTTGCAAGAATGGCGGACGGCTGAGGTGCAGTACCGTTGTGATTTGGGCAGCGTGGTCGCCTATCGGCTCGGCCGGCTGCAAGGGTGGGGCTATCTCCCCGACGTGAGGATCTGAATGGCCGTCTTGAATGAAAACACTTTCAGCGAGCGTCCGCGATTCGTCCTGACGCTCTTGAACGGCGCCACGATCACCACGTCGTCGGACTGGCAGTGGGTGGGCGGCTTCCAGCCCGTCACGATCTCCGTCGAAGGCGACTACAACGGGAGCGTCATGTTCCTGGCGTCGCTCCGGCCGGGCGGTAGTGGGCCGTCCCCGACGGCGCCGACGGGCCCCGATGCCAACTATCCGACTCTGCTTCCCAACGGGACTGTGACCGGACCCCAGATGCTCATGCTCCCGAACAGCGTCCAGTGGATCAAGGCCGTGGTCACGTTTGGCGGCGGTCCCTCGGGTGCCTGCTACGCCTATGCGTCGGTGGGCTAGCCTCCTCGTGCTGCTGGCGGCAACGGCCTGGGCCGGGTCGCAGCACGTCAACACGATGCCCGCCGGCATCAACTGGAGCCGCTGGGGTCTCGCAACGGGCAAGGTCAACTGCCTGGAGCTCGACCCGCAAGCTCAAGACGGGGACATCGAGTACTGCGCGTCGGTGGACGGAGGGCAGGGCTGTCTGGAGGGCTCCGACCCCTGCGCGTGCGTGGCGGGCACGGGCGATACCGCGGACGTGATGGCGTACCGGGACCACGGCCGGTGGCGCTGCGATGGGACGGGCGGCCAGTGCTTTGCCTGCACCGATCTCACGTCCTGCTGCACCGCCGTCATCGGGCAATCGTGTACCCTGACGTCCGACTGCTGCACGGGTGCCTGCATTATGGGGGTCTGCTCCGCAGGCGGGTGTGTCGCGCAACTAGGACAGGTCTGTACGGCCACGCTCGATTGCTGCGAGGGGTTCTGCTTCGGCGGCCTCTGCGTCACAAGCGTCTCGACGACGACGACCTCGACATCCACGAGCACGTCGTCCTCGACCTCGACGTCAACCAGCAGCAGCACGACCACGAGCACGAGCAGCACGACCAACACGACGGCGGCGTCGACCAGCACCAGCAGCTCGACCAGCACCTCCACCTCCACGACGACCAGCACCACGCTCGGCCCGACCGCGTCGGCGGTGTCCTTCCCGGACATCATCGGCGTGGCGCTCTCCAACACGAGCGCCGACGCGATGTACTGCTACGTGGCTTCGCCCGTGCTTTCGGTCTCTGGCGCCACAACCATCCGCGCCTCCACCACGGCCGGATCGACCACGGTCGGGTTGGCGGTCTATCAGGACGGGGATAGTGGGGCTGTCGTCGCGAAGGGCTCCGTCGGTCATGGGTCGGATGGCCCGGTCGCCATCACGGGATTGGGCCCGTTCACGCTGACGGGCGGGACAAGCTACCGCTTCTGTCTGTGTACGAGGAATGCCGCCAACTACTTGACCTCGTACGCGAACAACTCGCCGCCCTATGCGCGCTGGGCCAACGCCTTCGCGACTGTCGTGGGCACGGCAGCGAATGGCTGCACGACGGGCGTGCCACCCACGACGACGGGCGCTTTGACGCCCCAGAGCATCCCCATTCCAATCATGGCGGTGGAATGATGCGACGCCTTCTTCTTCTGCTCGCGGTCCCGACCCTGTCGTGGGCCTTCAGCACGACCCAGATTCACTTGCCGTCGTTGCCGGGTGATGGGCCCCTCTTCCCCAAGGTCAACAAGCTCGTCTGTGCGCGCTGGACGTCGCCCTTCGACCTGCCGGGTGCCACCCGCATCACGGGGCAGATGAACTCCTCGCAGGGCGTCGACGCGACGGTCGTCCTCTATCCGGACAATGATGCGTCCGCGAAGCTCGTCTCGGGAACCACCTTCGTTGCCTTCGGGGCCGCCACCACCGCTATCACGGGTACGGGCGTCCCGTTCAACGTCGTGGCCGGGACGATGTATCGCCTGTGCGTCTGCGCCGACGGGGTGGGGGCGTTCGACGGCGTCAAGGACGTGAACGCGAGTCCCATGGACTTGGCGACATTCCTCAATGCGGGCGCGGCCGGAGTCATCATCGGGCAAGCGGCCAATGCCTGCACGGGCGGGGCGATTCCACCGGCCACGACGGGCGTCATCAGTGCCGGCACGGACATCAACGGGAACCCGCTGCAAGGGCCGGTGGGGGTGATCGAATGATCCGCCGCGTCCTCTTCTATCTCATCCTCCTGTCGTTCCCCGTCTTCGGCGCCACCAAGCAGATGATGCTGCCCCGCTACTCGGCGCCGAAGGGGAGCCTCAACGTCGGCACGAACGACCGGCTCTACTGCGTCCGCACGCCGGCCACGCGCACCATGACCGCCACGAAACTCCTGGGCGGCTTCATGGTGGGCTCCTCGACGACGGTCGGGGTGGCGGTCTACGCGGATGGGACACCGGGTGGGGACAGCGGCGCCAAGCTGGGCGCGCTCTCGTCTGCCGTCACAGGCGACGCAGGCGCTGGCACGGTCGTCTCGGCCACGGGGCTGTCCATGGGCTTCACGACCGGCACGGTCATCCGGGTCTGCGTCTGCATCGCCAACGCCGCGAATGCCGCGCCGATCGTGCTGAATCCTGTGCAGTCGACGACCATGTATCCCATGCTGAACAGCGTGCTCGTCTACAACGGGTACGGGGCGAACACCTGTACGAGCGGGGTCACGCCGGCCACGACGGGCTCCCTGAGCGCGGGCGACACGACGACGGTCGTCCCCCTCGTCTGGGTCGAGGACTAACCGCGTGCGGGGCGCGCTCCTGCTGCTCCTCGTGGCCGGGGTCGCGTCCGCCCGACTCTGTCCTAACCCCGTCTGTACGCCGGGGACGAACACCTACCAGGAAGGCGCCACGCACTGCGGCAACCGCAACTGCGGCTTCACGACCCCCGACGTCTTCATCACCGATGCGGAACCCGATACCAACTTCGACGACCAGCAGCTCTCCGTCGGAGTCCGCCGCGCCTTCGCCAATCGCACGCTCATTCAGTTCAACCTGGGCGACATCGCGACCAACGCGACCGTCACGTCGGCCACCCTCCAACTGAATGCGACCCCGCACGGGTTGCCCGTCCACAACGGCCATATCTGCCGGCTCCGGCAGGGGTTGTGGAGCGATTCCAGTGCGACGTGGAATAGGGCCCGCAGCGCGACCTTCTGGGGCACGCCTGGCGCGTCCAGCACCACGACGGACGTGGAGTCGCCGGGCACGGGCTTCACGACGTGCCCCGCGTACGCTGGCCCAAGTGTCCAGGGGCTCGTCAGTTGGGACGTGAGCGGACTCGCGCAGGATGCCATCACGAATCACGCGGGCATCCTCCGCATGCGGATCAAGCAGGACGACGAGACGGGCACCTATTGGTGGGCCGCGGACGACGCGGAAACCGGCAACATCCGCCCGAAGCTGACGGTGGCGTTTGCTTGCACGACCTCCACAACGACAGTGCCGCCCCCAAGCACGACGAGCACGAGTGGCACGAATCCAACGACCAGCACCAGCACGACGACCTCGACCTCGACGACGTCCACGACGGGGATCTTCAACGATCAGTATTGGATTGACGCGACGAACGGGATCGACACGCCGACGTGCGGCAAAGCCATCGGCACCCCGTGCAATACCTATTGGTACTGGGCCAACTCGGGCTGCTCACCGGCAGCCGGGTGTAAGAACGACGGCATTCCCCACACGGGCGGCGACACCATCCATCTCCGCAGCGGCATCTACCATGGTGACAGCAATCCGACGCTCGCGGACCGGACCTACATCGCGATGCCCTGGGACGGGACAAGTGCCAAGCCGGTGACGATGGATTGCTATGATGGTCCTGGCCTGTGTGTCATCGACACGACGGGCATCACCGGGCTGTCGGGCGGCGCGGGTATGGTGGAAGTGGGTGGCGCCCTCAACTCCAAGTCTAATGCCGCGAACGCAGCCACCTACATCACGGTGCGCGGCTTGGCGTTTGCTCCGGGCACCGGCTCGGGGGTCTCCTCGGCGCTCATCACGGTCAACGGGGCGGCCACCCATCACGTGCTCTTGGATCAGTTGACCGTCGATCCCACGACACTCGGTCACTTCGCCGGCTACACGATGCGCTTCGCGCCGTCCTCGTCGTACATCACCCTGAAGCATTCGACCGTGGGCGCCTCGAAAGCCCTCAACACGGGCGGGCCGTCGTTCAACACGGTGCCCAACATCGCCTTAGTGGGGAACGATCTCGGCAATTCCAACGGGACGGACAACAACGATTGCCACAACCTGCTCTCGACCGTTGTGGGCCTGTCCGATGGGAACGAGTGTCATGACAACGGCGATGGCCTCGACTCCGGCGAGAACACCGACACGCCACCCGAAGATCGCGTCATCATCCGTTACAACTACGTCCACGACATCACGGGTGACTCGGCCGGCTCCCGCTGCATTCCGCTCTCCGGTAATGGGTTCGATACCGGGCTCACCGGCATCAACAGCATCTACAAGAATGTGTGCGTGCAGACGCGGGATCTCGCCTTTCAGAGCGGCATCGAAAACTATGGTTCCGCGATCAACACGGCCATCTGGTACAACACCGTCTTCCTCGCTGCGCCGAAGGAGCTATGGCTCTACGCCATCGGCGGCGGCAACAACAAACACATTCGCGGCCAGAATTGGCATCACAACATCCTATCAACGATCGCGACGACGGGCGATGTGGCGGCGCTCTACTTCGGTGGCGGCTCGACCGAAGCCTGTCCCGTGGGCGCCCCCTGCCCGTCCATCGGCAACCTCTTTTGGTCGCCGGAACATGGGTCATCGAATAACTGCCTCACGTGGCAGACGAGTGATCTTGGCACGTTCAGCTACAAGTGCGCGCAGCTCGCGACGACGTGGAACACCTTTGATGGGAACAGTCTGAATCTGAATGCCGACCCGGTCTGGACGAATCGGCCCGCTAGCGGCAAGGTCACGGGGCTCGGCGACATGGTGTTGCAGAACACGAGCCCCGCGATCAATCAGGGCTTGCCGTTCTGTACGGCGGTCGGGTCGGGCACGGGCGCCACGACGATCAGCGTGACGTGCCAGGGGGCCGTCAACGATCCGCGCTATTGGTTCCCCGATCCCAACGACTACTACGGCCTGACCAATAGCGACTGCGTCGGCTATGGCGTGCGCGCTGTCGATGCGGCGGCCGGGGGCTGCTACGACATCCAGATCGAAGGCTGTGGCGTCCGCACGGTCACGAGTGAAACCAGCTCAACGATCACCTTTACGCCGGCCTGCTCATGGAGCAACGGGGCCATGGTGCATGTGCCCTGGTCCGATACGGCGCCGGATCTCGGGGCTATCGAGTTTAACGGCGCGCCGGTCACGACGACCTCAACCAGCACGACCTCGACGTCCACGTCCACCTCGACGAGTACGAGCCTCCCCGGAGACGGCAACCCGATCGTCGTCGGGGCGACCGGCTCCCAGAGCACGACCTTCCTCCTCGGTCGCCAAGGCTCGACATCCAGCACCTATGCAAACGTCTGGTTCCTCACCAACAAAACCTACACCAAGGTGAGCGGCACCGTGTCCATTGATGCGGCGCCGACGAGCGGCCAGTGGGACGTGTCGCTCAACTACAACGAGGCGGCCATGGGCGCCTCCCAGACGTGTACGGGACAGACCGGGCTCGTGAACGTCCCCCTGTGCTCCATCACGACGGGCAATACCTCGTGCGCCTTCTCGGTTGACTTGAGCGGGCTCCATGCCGGCATCGGCATCCACAGCGGCAGTTGCTACCAACTCCAGTTCACGCCGACGAGCAGCCCGCCCGCGACGGGTGCTATCGTGGCGGCCATCGAAGCGACGGAGAGCACCAACGAGGGCGTCTCGGTCTTCACCGGCAGCGATGCGACGAGCACGGCGGTGACGACGTATCTCGGCGTGACGGCACAGACAACGACAAGTGACCCGCGTGGCTACTTCAATCTGCCGACGGCCATCAAGGGCTGCTCCGGTGGTGTGGCGCTCAATACCGCCCCTGGCTCGGGCAAGTCGTGGAACGTGGTCCTCGACTACAGCACGGCAGCCAAGACGAACGCCCAAGACTGCGGCGATCTCACGTACACGTCGATCTCCGAAACGAGCATCGCGAACACAAACAAGTCGGGCATGTTCGCGGTCGACACCAGCTTCAGTGTGCCGGCCGGGGGTTGCATCCGTCTCCATGTGGATCCGGTGGGTAGTCCCGCCGCGACGGGCGGCGCGCAATGGGTGTTGGAATGCGGTGGCGATCCGGCTGCGGTGACCGATGGGGGGCCCGTCCTCTTCCTTGGGGATTCCAGCAACCAGACCGGCGCCCACTTCTACGGCGGTACGATCTTGAACACCATCACGACGCAGCAGGGCGGCTATTACCTGACGGGCGATGGTGCCTATACAACATGCAGCGGCTCCTACGCCGCGCAAGCGGTGGGTTCGGGCTCCTCGACGCCGCGCTACGATGTGAGCCTCCGCGTGTCCAGCCCATTGTTGCCGACGCAATCCTGCACGACGGGCACCTTCACGCAGACGGGGACGCTCTGCTCGCAGAACATCGGCACGGACAAGTCGTGCAGCTTCACCAATGCATCGGTCGCCGTCCCCGCCCACGCCTGCGTGCAATTCGTCGCGACGCGCAACGGCACCATCAGTAGCGGGACGAGTGGCGAGTCGTGGTCGATCACCTGTACGCGAGCCACTACGACAACCAGCACCACGGCGGCCAGCACGACCAGCAGCACCTCGACGACCAGCACCACGACCACGAGTACGAGCTCAAGCACGACGAGTACGACCAGCACATCGACGTCCACGACGACCACCACGGTCATCATCGACAACTTCGAGCGTGCCAGTCTCGGGGCCAACTGGACGAACAGCGGCTTTGGCGCGGGGTCGACGTGCACCATCGTCGGCTCGTCCGACCTGTCCGCTACCGGCACGCCGATCGAAGAGTGCTACTGGAACGCCAACACGCCCCCGGTCCCAGGGTATGCGTGCGGCCAGCTTTCCGGGTCGGGCACCGCCGCCGACTTCTCGCCCACGGGCGTCTGTCTCGGGGCCGACAACGCCAGCGGCGGCAACGGGGCCTGCTGCGAGGTGATGTCCACGGGCGGCCCCTTCAAGTGGCAACTGACGGCCATTGCGAGCGGCACGGAGACGACACAAGAGACGGGCTCGGACACGTTCGTCGTCGGCAACTACGTCGGCATTCAGCGGACCAGCGCCACGGCCTTCCGGTGCTACCACTCCTCCAACGGCACGACGTGGACCGCCATGGGTGCGGGTGCCTCCATTAGTGCGCCCAACCCCGGGAACGCCGGCGCGGAAGCCTCCCCGACGGCGAATGCGTGGACGCTGGAAGTCTGGGAGGAGGGGGCCGGATCGCTGCCGACGGCGCGCGCCTGCGGCACACCATGATCGAGCTCCTGGAAGTCTTCAGCCACTACGCGCCGGCGGTGAACTGTGTCCTGCTCGTCGTCCTCTTCTTCCAACTCCTCCGCCTCTCCCGACAGCGATGAATGGCATTGATCCGACGGCGATTTTACAGGCCGGTATCTTGGCCGGTGTCACTTGGCTCGTGCGACTCGCCATCGGGATCTCGAACCAGCTCGGGCGCATCGAGAAGGATCTGTCGGACGTGATGGCGTGGCGGAACGTCCACGATGCGGCGGACGAGCGGCGGTTCAACCGCTTGGAGCGCCACGTCTTCAACGGCTGGCACAAGTCCGATGAACCGGACTGAGGAGGAGTCCCATGATCCCGTGGATCAAAAAGCTACTCTACGACCCGGAGTCGTTCTCCAATTTCGTCCGCGCGGGACTGTACGCGCTCGGCGAATTGCCCACGGTCATCAACTTCGGCGAGGCGGGCGCTCCCCTCTATTGGGTGGGGAAGCTCTTGCAGATTCTCGCCCTGACGGTGCGCCACGGGAGTGCCGCACCCCCGGAGGCCAAATGAACACCGATCCGAAAAGCATCCTGACGAGCAAGACGGCGTGGTGGAACGTCCTCACGCTCTTGGCGCAGACGTTGCCCAGCGTCTCGGGCATCATCCCCCAGCCGTGGGGCATCATCGCGACGGCGCTCGGGAACATCCTGCTTCGCATCGTCACGACGCAGCCTGTCACCGTGCCGTGAGGCTCGTGCCCGATGACGTGTGGGCAGTCCTGACGATTTGGCAGGAATCGCGGGGGGAAGGGCCAGCCGGCATGCTCGGGGTGGCCGAAGTGATCCGGAACCGATGCCGGATGCACTATGCCTCCGACGGCTCGGTGGCCTCCACCGTGTTGTGGCCGCTCCAGTTCAGCGGGTGGAACGCGAAAGACGGGAACCGGATCGTGTCCGCGCGGCTCGACGATCTTGACCCCGTCGTCGTCCAGTGCCAAGAGGCGTGGCGGATGGCGCAAGCCGGGAGCAACACGGTGTTGAACGCTGTCCTCTACTGCAACGACGCGCTCGTCTCGCCGTCGTGGCTGGCACGGTCCCGAGCCACCGCCGTCATCGGGCACCACACCTTCTACGTGCCGCTCTGATGCAAGCCGTGGCCGTCGATCAGGTCGTCGTCTACACCGAGAAACGGTGTCCGTCGTGTCCTGCGAACGGAAGGCCGGAGCTCCAACCCCTGACGCAGTTCAACCGAAACGCACGGCGGAAGGACGGGCTCGACAGTCGGTGCCGCGAGTGTCGGAGAGCCGAGAGCAAGGCCATCCTTGCGCGGCGGCGCGTGCAGCCGACGGAGCCGGTCCCGCGGAGTACGCTCTACGCCCGCTTGATGCAGCGCCAGCAGGGGCGGTGCGCGGTCTGTCGGTTGCCGGAGCGCCAGTGCCGGGAGGGCAAGCCGATCCGGCTCTCGTATCACCGGCTGGAGGGTCGGGCGCGCGTCGTCGAATCGCTCTTGTGTACCGGGTGTGTGATCGCGATTCACGCGGTGCAGTCGGATGCCGCACGGGCCTTGCAAGTCAGTAGCTATCTCCTTGCGGCCGACCGCTGGGAGGAGTCGACGACCACCGCGGTCATCGAACGGGGGACGTGATGAAGTGGGTGCTTTTCGCGGTTGTGCTGGCCGCCTGTGCGGTCGGGATGCATGCGACGTTCGAGCCGACCGCCGATGCCGTGACGCGCCGGCCGCGGTTGGAGGCCGCATGGCGGGCGCCGGACGCGCCGCTCGTGGCCGCGTGGGCGAGCCATCCCGAGTGCGCGCACGAGTACGACGTCACGAGCCGCGTGGTGGCGTCCTATTGTCCGGAGTAGGCTCGGGGGTGTCGGCGAGGGCGGCGGCGATCACATGGCAGTCGGGGCATCCGCAGCGCCCATCAGCCCGGCGGTAGATGCCCTGCCCCGTGACGTGGCGGCGTTGGATGTCTCGGAGCGCCTGCTCCAGGCGCTCGGCACGGGCGGTGGCGTCTGCATAACGACCGACCCACTTATTGCCAGCCTCCCGCAGCCGCGCGATCTCGGCCGCCTGCTCGTCTTTCTCCTGGTGACACGCGCGATATTGGTAGAGCAACGCCTCATGCTCGGCCGCCTGTGCCGCGAGCGCCCCGTCGATGCGGGAGATCAGCTCACACTCTTCCTCTTCAGTAACTCCCGTTTGGCTCTCCATCCACGGCGTCACGATCGCTTTCCCAGTCGTTTCGGTCATGGCTGCCCCTCCCGAAGCTGCTGGGCCCGTTTGACATATCGGAGTCTCGCGGTCGTCGAGAGACACCGCAGACAATTCACATCCGCCCAGTGTGTGGTCGCATACTGAGGACTCGTGACGCCGCAGGCCGTCGTGCGATATGCCTTCCCACGACTTCTCGCGACCAAGTGATGTCGTATCACGGCTTCCCCTCCCGAAGCTGCTCCGCGTCGAATCGCAGGAAATGCACCACGTCGCGTTGCAACTCGTACACGGAGTCGCGCACGACGTCCCGATCCTCGATCCGATCCGCCCACTCACTCAGGCGTCGCGCGATCTGCTCGCGGGCGAAGGCGGCGAGGCGCACGTCAGTCGTCTGATACTTGCGGTGTCGCGGATCGCAAAGCCACGACCGCGCCTGCTCCACCAAGTCGTCCGTCATGGCTGTCCTCCTGGGATCTCGCGGACCACGAGGAGCGCCCCGACCGGCTGTCCCGGATGGGCGTAGTGCTTCATGGCCTCCTGTTGCGTGATCTGGGCATCATCCACCCAGAGAATCCCCGTCATCGCGTCCTCCAGGGCCCGCACCAGCTTGGTCGTATCCGGCCGCACGTCGGGATAGGCCCGTTTCGACGTCTTCGGCCGCGGCAGCGTGAAGACCACCAAGAACTCCACCGGCCCCTCCAAGGGCGGTCCCTGGTACGCCTTCCGCGCCTCCGCAACGCACACCGCCCGCCACCCTTTCCCGTGCTTCGCATCGTCCGTGACGCGCACCCCCAACCGCCCATTTGCCCGTCGAAAGGGGAAGGCCCGTTTTGACCCTGCGGGCTGCGGAATACCGGGGATGAATAGCGTGACCGCGCTCATGTGGCGGCACGTTCCACGGTCTTCGGGCGCGGGTGTCGAAGATCCCACGCTTTCCATCGACAGAGTGGCGAGCAGTACCGCTGCCACGCGCGGCCACGTACGGCGGGCTTGCCACAAACCGCACACGTCAATCGCTGCACCGGCTTTAGGGGTTTGGCCATCGTAGCCGTGCCTCTACCAAGCTCTTGAGGGCTTGTCTGGTCCGGACATGTGTGCGGAGCGTGGGCCCTTAAGGCGTCGATCTCTTCGGAGCTCCAGATCGGCGCGTCCAGCACACGGGCATAGCGCCGCCGGAGCCATACCCTGACCGCCTCTCGCCGTGCCGTCATGTTGGGATACCAGCGAGCGCCCAGCGCGCAGTTGCATTCCTTGCAGGCTGGAACCTGCCACGGGCCTCGCCATTCAATCGGCGCCACGTCCAGCCGATCCAGCATCGTGCGTGGGACCGTATGGTCCACCGTCGACGCATACATGCCGCAGTAGTGGCACGCGGGGACTGCCGTGTCCTGCATCGTTTCCAACGCATACTGACATAGCGACTTCGCTTTGCGTTTGCAACGCTCTGGAACCAGCGCAGGGAGTTTTTAGAGGCATTCCCGTGGGGTGTCCGTGCCGTCATTCGGCCCTCCCGGCATGGCGCGTCCCCGGTCGGGTCATCCGGACGTACTCTTTCCGCTTCTCCCACCACGCGAGGTGCCGGCCGCAGGGGCGCCAGCGCCACGACACCTGGCCCGTTTCCAGGTCAGTGTACTTGGTCCCGTGATAGCCCCCGCAAGTGTTGGTCACGTCGACCGACGCGGGGTTCTCCTGCTCGACCCCGGTGTTGTACCGGCAGCGGCCGGCCAGGCAGGCGGCATGCCAGACCCGTTCGCGACGGGCACTGGTCTCCAGCGAGATTTCGAGGGGCGTCGGCATCGCTATTCGCTCCCCACAATGCGCTTCAACTGCTCGCGCAGCTCGGCCTTGCGGGCTGCGACTTGGGCCGGCGTCAAGGCGGCGTCGGCGGCGAGTTTCGCCCGATGGGCTTCGGCCGTCGCTTCCAGGCTCTTCACGATGGCGCCGGCGAGCTCACCCATGTTGACCGGACTTGGGAGTGCCTGGCGCACGGGAGGCGGCCCCACGGGTGCCGACGTGTAGGCGCTTTGGTTCAAGTAGTACTCTTTGGGCGGGCAGGCGAGCTTTCGGATCGTGCCCGGCTTCGGGAAGAACTCGCAGGTGGCTTGTGCCTCGTCGATCCCTTCCAGCAGCCGGGCGAGCGGGAGATCGTCGAGACCCCGGCAATAGCCCTCGATGCGGCCGGGGCTCATGGGTTCCTTGAACGTCTCGGCCAAGGCCACGAGGGCCGCCACAAACGTCGGGCGTTCGTCGTTAGTCATGTCAACCTCGCAAGGGTCGGTTTCGGGGCCGGGCGCTGGGCCTGCGTCCGGCGGAACCACTCGTCGGCCGCGGCCGCGTTCTGTTGCCCGACCGGCGAGAGGAGCGGCACGGCGACGCTGGTCGCTTCGTCTTCCCAGCGTTTCTGGTTGAGCCAGGTGGTCGGGTGCGGGATGAAGGCGCCGCCGTCCTTCGTCCAGTCGGGCCACGTCCGCTGCGTCGCGATCGCGGCGAGCATCTGCGCTTGTAGCGTCTCGTCCGGTGCTAGCTTCGCCCACGCGGCCCGCGCGGTCTCCTTGCCCTTCTTGCGCGGATAGGCGTCCCAGAAGCACTCGAATCCTCCCCCCACACCCCCCTCAGAACCAGAAGAAGAACGGGAAGAAGAAGATCCCGTTCCCGACCCGACCCGACCCCTAGGCATCTCCTGTTGTGTAACATCTGAAATGTTCGCGCGAACATCCAGCGAACGTTTGCGTAACGACTTCATGCGGCCCTTCGCCTCTTTCCTCTTTTGTTTCAAGTGCTTAGCGGAGGGGTTGTAGATGAGATAGTCGTGGATGAGGTAATCGTCACCGTCCGTTTCCCACAAACGGGCGTCGAGCAATTCCTTGATGAGGTCGTGGTCGCCACGCGCGCAGAGCAACAACGCCACATGCATCGGGAGCCGTCCGTCCGTCTCGTGGCTGCCGACCCATGACAGGGACACCACGAAGGCGCCAAGGGCACCGAGGGAGCATCGGAGTGCTTTCGGGTGGCTATGGAAGCGGTCGTCGATTTTGGCCCACGACATCCCAACCCCTCCCGGTGCCTTACTGCTTCGGACGGGCGAGTTCATCGGGGGGAATGTCGGTCATCTTCGCGATCTCCAGCACCCAGCGGGCATCGGAGATCCAGCCCTTGCGACGCCAGCGCACCCACGTCGAGGTGGGGATTCCCGTCTTGACGACGGCCGGCGTAGGGCCGCCCAAACGGTCGATAGCCTTCTTGACGGCATTCGGCATGAGCGCGACAGTACCACGCGGCCATTGTGTCGTGCAAGTCGCGCGATGCCGCTTGACAATGGTAGCCGATGTTGGCAGTATCGCGGTGTGGCTGAGTACACGGATGCCGAGTGGGCGAGCATGGAGCGGCAAGCGCCGCGCGGGAGAGCCATGGACTGCACCGAGACGTGCGAGTGCTGCGGGACACGCGGCAAGCTGTACGAGGCGATGGACGGGCAGTGTGAGTCGTGCGCGGGCTACGTCTGCCGCGCCTGCTACGCCCAGCTCCTCGCCGACCACGACGACGCACCCTACGACCGCGTGCTCTGCTGGGCGTGCGCCATCCGCAACTTCTGGGACGCGGCGGTCCAGGTCGTGATGCTGACGGACCCGGAGGAGTACGACCCGATCAAGCCTTGCCCCGGATGCGGAGAGACGCCGCGTTATGGATGGGACGATCCGTACACGCGCGAGGAGCACCGTAACTGCTGGATGATCCAGCACGAGGGTGACCGATGATTACAGACCGCGTTTTGATCGTGCAGGGGCTGCTTATCGGAGTCGGATTGCTGGCGGTCGGCTATCTCATCGGGCGCCGTCCCGAGATGCCGGATTTGACGCGGATCGTGTGCGGTCGGTTGCCGGCGATCAGCGTCGAATGCAAGCACGGTATGGGGGTCGAAGCGGAGACCTCGTCGTGCCTCATCTCGCAAGGCTATGGGTCCTGCACGGATGTGCGTGGGCAACTGCGCTGCACGGCGTCCTTGGCCGAGTGGAAAAATTGGGGGGACCGATGAGCGGTTGCTACAGCTACGATATGTGGAAGGCGCACGATCCCGCGTGGGACGAGGATGGCTCTGACGGCCCCTTCTGCCCGGACTGCGGGCGCGTGGTCGGAGGACCGCCGTCCGGTTACGCGGTCCTGTGCCGGACGTGCGTGGAGCGGCATGCCCGCCACGAGAGGAGCGACGATGGCGAGTGACGTAGCGGTGGTCGAGCCGGCCCTGTCGGCGTCGGCCGTCGAAGCGGTCTTGCTCGACGGCGACCTCGCGAAGCTCCAGCCGGCTGAGCGCGTGGTTTACTACCACCGCGTCTGCGAGTCGGTGGGTCTCAACCCGTTGACCAAGCCGTTCGAGTACATCCGCCTGAACGGGAAGCTCGTCCTCTACGCGCGGCGCGACTGCACGGAGCAGCTCCGGAAGCTCCATGGCGTGTCGGTCAGCGACATGACGACGGAACTCATCGGCGACGTGTACGTGGTCCGGGCGACGTTCACCGATCGCCACGGGCGCACCGATCAGGCGACGGGTGCCGTCCCGATCAAGGGGCTGTCGGGCGAGAATCTGGCGAACGCCTATCTCAAGGCCGAGACCAAGTGTAAACGGCGCGGCACGTTGAGCATCTGCGGGCTGGGGATGCTGGACGAGACGGAGGTGGCGAGCATTCCGGGGGCGAAGCCGGGCGACGCGGAGGCGCCGGCGCCCTCGCCCTTCACGCCGCCGCGGCGCAAGAGTGCGACGCTTCCATCAGCCGTTACCCCGGTCACGGGGCGCTGTTTGGATTGTGGCGCCGACGTGCCAGCAGAAGGCTTTACCGATCATACGTGCGAGCGCGAGCCTGGCAGCGACGAGGACTTGAACGCGCTCGACCGGCAAGAGGCGGCGTTGGAGGGGGAGGCTCCACCACGGGCACCGGCACAACTCCCCCTCACGCCGCCCGCCGATGCGATCAGCCCGGCGCGGGTCAAGCGGGTGTACGCCCTCATCCATGCGGCATTGCAGGAACACGGATGCGCGGACACGTCGGAAAGCGTCAAGCTCGTCGAGGACAAGCTGAACGAACTGACCATGCGGCATCTGGAGATTCCCGTGTGGAAGCACGTCTCGTGGAAGGGACCGAAGGGCGAAACAGAGTACGACCGCGTATGCGCCGCCATCGGGCCCATTGTGGAGAAGCTGGCGAGGGGCGCATGATACGCCCGATCGTGGATCGCTTCTGGCCGAAGGTGGACAAGGCGCCCGGCCTTGGTCCCACGGGAGAATGCTGGTTGTGGCGTGGGGCGATCGGGGCCACGGGACACTACGGAGAAATATGGGGAGGCGCCAGTTGTCCTCGGCCGTTGCGTGCTCATCGGGTCGCGTGGGTCTTGACGCACGCACACATTCCAGAAGGCATGAATGTGCTCCATCGGTGTGACACCCCGCTTTGCGTACGGCCCGCGCATCTCTTTCTCGGGGACCAATTGGAAAATGTCCGAGACATGGATGCCAAAGGCCGACGCCGCGTGTGTCGCAAGCTGATAACGGCCGAAACCTACGAAGACATCCGCCGATCATATGTTCCAGGCTATCGACGTCACGGGGGGAACATCGCGGCAATCGCAGCGAGGCACGGCATCAGCGTACGCTGGGCGCGACGGATCGCACGCGGATGGACACCGACGTGCCTGTCGTGACGTTTGTGGAAGAGGACCACTCTTATTGGATGGATGGTCGACGTGTGCCGAGCGTCACGCAGATTTTGGAACTCGCTGCATTGACCGTAGACTACTCAACCATCCCCGCTGCGACGCTGGCGCATGCGCGGGAACGTGGAAGCCACGTCGATCTCTGTTGCGACCTCTACGACCAGGACGACCTCGACTGGACGACGGTGCATCCCGAATGCGTGCCGTACGTGAAGGCGTGGGCCGCGTTTCGGGAACGCGAGCGGTTCACGCCGACGCTGTGGCAGCATCGCGTGTACCATGAGCGGCTGGAGTACGCAGGGACGATTGACGCTTATGGGGATGGCGTGCTCGTCGAGCGGAAATGTACGAGCAAGCTCAGTCCGTCCTATGCGATTCAAACGGCACTGTACGCGATGGCGATGGACTTTCCGGATCGCTGGATCGTCCAACTGAAGAAGGACGGGAGTTATGTCCTCGTGGACGGCGAGGCCGAAGCCAATCGGATCGGCCGTTGTGATTACGAGGCAGCTGCGGGGGCCGTGGCCGTCGCGCGGTGGAAGTTGCAAACCAACGGGAGGGGCAAGTGACAGAGGAAACGCATCCCCCAGTTGTGTGGTTGTTACTCGGCATCGCGATCGGCTGGGTGGCCTCAGACCAGTATCCCGTCGCACCCCTGGTGCAGTGGCGGGACCGCACGCCAGACATTGAGGTGCGGTGTGCCTACGAGTTTCCCGAAGGCGTGACCTTTGACCGGGGCACCGTTGCTGCCGCGTCGTGTCTCATCCCGGCTGGGGCCGACGGATGCTCCGACGAGGCACACGCTCTGCGCTGCCTCGCCCATCTCACGTACCGCGAGCGGAGGATTCCATGAGACGCATCGACATTGACTGGACGAGTCTCGAAAGCCGGCGGGCGTGGGAGCAACGGCCCGTGTCGTTGGCGGGCCAGCATGTACGGCAACGGCGGCTCGACGTGTACCTGGGGATACTTGGATTTGTGTTCATGCTGGGTTGGGTTGCGTTCGTGTCGTGGGCCGTGCTGGTGGGGCTGCGATGACGCTATGCGAACTGCTTGCGGCGCTTTTCGTCGTCCTGGTGATCGTCGGCATCGGAGAATTGCTATGACGGTGAACGAGCTGGAGCGGCTGTCTAAGGCGGGTGACGCCAGGGCCGAGATCGCTGGAGCCGTGAGCGGGAATGCCCCCTCGCGGACCTGACATGACGGAGCCGCCGGTCCCCTGGTGGGAGCCCGTGGTGGTCGTCGTCTGCGCGCTTGGGTTCACGCTGTTGACCGTGTGGGCGCTCGTGATGGGTGGTGCCGAGTGACGGTCTGGGACAGCCTCAAGGCGCTGATCGTGACAGTCTGTCTCTTGCCGTTCCTCGTGGGCTTCGTGGGCCTCATCGTGTGCGCCGTTTGGGCGACCAACGGGTTGGTTCTTGTGCTGTTCGCGGCACTTGGTCTCGCCGCGCTGGGGGTGAGTTTGCTTGATCGGTGGTTCCCATGATCGGCCGATGGCTCGTGACGGGGGCGGCGCTGCTCCTCTTCGCTGTGGGGCTCGTGCTCGCGGCGTGGGACGAGCTCCGCGCGTGGGTGTGGAGGCGGCGATGAGAAAACGGGGCGAGCGGGTGGGCGTGCTGGGGGCGCTGGGCTCCGAAGGGCTCGTCACGGAGGCCTGTGCGACCCTGCCCGACTCGGGCGCGCGCCGCCTCATGCTGGCCGTGCTCTCGGATGCGCTCGGGTGCCTTGCGACGACGAGCCACGTGCGACCGCGGAAGCCCGTTGTGCTCAAGGATCATGTGCGCGGCCGGAAGGGGCAACCGGGCACAATCGCGCAGAAACTTGCGGACTTACGCGCGGAGACGCTCGCGTGGTTTCAGAGTGACGAGGACCACCCCTACACGTTCGTCGGCATTTGCCAGGCGACGGGACTCGATCCGACGGCGATCCGGGAAGAGCTCCAGCGGCGGGCGTGGCGGGGGGTCGCGCGCATGCATCGGTCGGCTCTCTTGCACACGCGCGAAACCCCGAGCACGCGCTAGCGTCGTATCTTCGTCGCTGTCAGCTTCGGCATGGGGAGCGCGGGCGGAATCGGCCCCTCGTCGGGGGCGATCCGGACTTGCCAGTAGGGGACGGCGCCGGCATTCGCGACGCGCACGCCCACGGCGATGACGCGCGCCCCGAGACTGTCGCCGTGGCAGAACACGAGGCAGAGGACGAGGGCGATGCCGGTGAGGACGCCCGCGCCGTAGATGAGTAGGACGCGGCGAAGGCGCTTGAGGCGGGGCTTCATGGCGCCACCCGTGCGACGTCGGGCCACCCGATGAGGTCGGCGACGCGATGGCGCACCGCCTGCGCGCCCATGACGGACAGGTCTGCGGGCTTCTCCGGCAGTTGGCACCGGCCTTCGATGCGATAGGCCGCATACGCTTGGGCGTAGGCCTTCTTCGCGGGATTGCGAATGCCTCGGACGTAGGCGAAGAGCTTGGCGGTTTCTTCCGTCGTCATGGCTTCTCCTTGCGGGGTTTGGCCCACCGGGCTCGGATGGCCTTGCGGGCACGTTGGGTACGCTCCTCTGCGGTCATGTGCTGGGCGGCGGTCTTCCCGCCCTTGCTCGCGGCCGCGCGTTGGCAGACCGGGCAGCGGCGGGAGACGACGGCCACGAGGGCGCGGTGATGGATCGGGCACCTCACGCGGAGAGCGCCTTGTAGGCGGCCGGGTCCTCGTAGCGGATGGCATCGCCATCCCACGACGGGCCGTGAACGCCCGCGAAGCGGTCAATGCACCGCAATTCCGGACGGAGTGGCGCCCCGCCGGTGAGCCCCATGTGCGTAAAGCCGCGGACTTCCATCGCGGGGATGAGGTTGGCGTCGGTGAACTCGGTGCGAATCCACTGGCCGTCGACGTACTGAATCAGGCGATAGGTCATGGCAGGCTCCTCTCAAAAGGCCCCGGCGACATGGCCGAGGGCTACGATCCAGGTGGCGAGGACGGCGAGGGCAACCCAGAGCTCGGGCGTGGTCATGACCAGCTCGCGATGCGGGTGCGCGGTCCCGGCTGCTGGTAGGGTATCGAGATGAGGTCGGCGCCATAGGGTCCGGGGATCACTTCGAGGTCGAAGTTCATCGGGCCGACGTGGCGCAACATGCCGTATTCGCTGCGATGCCAGCGAGCGGCCAACCGGGCCGCGCGGGTGATGAGTGTAAAGTCGATGCGGGTCGTCGTCATGTCAGTCTCCTTGAATGCGGGCGAGGAGCGCGCGGGCGTCGCAGGGGGCGCAGTCGCATGAAGCATGCCAAGGTCGCTTGCCGGCGTACCGCGCGCAGGCTTGATCGGTGATGCGATCGACGAACGCCAGCAGCTCGGGGACTGCGGCGTGCCGGGCGCAATAGACGATGCGCTCGGTCTTGCCGTGGTGCTCGATGTTGCACGAGCAGAGAGCCGTGGGGTTGTGGATGTAGTCGGGCGTCTTCGGGGTCGTCGTCATGTCCAGGTCCTCCATACCTGATACATAGCACACGGTACGTATGAGTCAAGTAGAGAGTGCGGCTGGGCGGAAAGTTTTCGCCCAACTCGTTGACTCGCTGCGTTGCGTGTCAACGGAAACATACCGCTCGGTATGTCGGAGCGAAGTCGCGGGCTTAGCGATCACCTCTTGACAGCCCTTTCGGATTCTGTCTCAGAACCCGGCCTCGCGTGCGCGCTCGCTTCCCGAGCTTCTAGCGAGGGCTGGAGCTCAGCCAGGCCGATCGGCCTCCGGCCGCGAGCGTTCGTTGCCTTTGCCTCGAAGCGGTTCGAGCCTGGCCTGTAACGCTCGGTCTGACATCGCACTCAGCCCACGACATATCGTGGGTACGTCCTGGGGTGGCGGCGCCCCGCTAACCCCGCGATACCGCTAGGGAATCTCGATTCTTCCAAGCCGCCATCGCCCCATGGAAGTAGCCAAGGATGGCCCCAATCTTTCTAGCATACAGTGTGTGTGGGGTCCCCCCGGGGGGCTACCCGGGGGCGAGGAGCGCAGCGACGAGGTAGGTCGCTCCCCTCGTGACGTACTTTCTGCTCTTGACACCCGAGACCCCACAAGCCTAGAAGCCTAGACCATGGACAGTGAGACACGAGCAGCCCTGATCGGGCGGGGGGTGCAGGTGGTGGGGGTGGCCCTGGGGGCGTGGTTGTGGGTGGCCGGGTATCAGCGGCTCTTGGCGGGGATGGCGATCGGGGCGTTGGTCCTGCTCGTGGCGTGGCCGAACAAGGACATGGGGCGATGAGGGCCACCCCGAAAGAGGTGACGCGGGATGGGGCGCGGGTCCAGGAGGTGCAGCTGGGCATGACCATCACGCCGGAGCTCCGCAAGGCCATCCGGGTGCGGGCGGCGGAGGAGGACACGACCATGCATGCCCTCGTCATGCGCTGGATCGAGGCGGGCCTAAAACGGTGAGCTTTCCCGAACACGAGAAACCCTCGCCGCCGCCGGTCCTGAAGGGCGCCGGGGTGGGCAAGGTCAATCGGCCGCTGACCCCCGAGGAACGGGTCGAGCGCATCGAGCGGTTGAAGCGGGCGCGGGCTGCGCGCCTGCCCCCGGGCGAGCGCATGGACCAGATCCTCCACGACCCCCTCCACAATCTCAACAAATTCCGGCGGAACGAATGGGAAGTGATCGCCCGCTATCTGGCCGACCCCCGCCTGAATGCCGTCCAACTGGCGCAGCTCTTAGGGTACCGCGATCCCCTGTCGGTCAAGCGCATCCTCGCCCGGCCCCATGTGCAGGCCACCATCGCCGCCATCCGCTCGGCGCAAGTGGCCGCCATGATCCGCGGGGACTTCGGCGCACAAGCGACGCTCAAGGCCGCACAGACCAAGGCGGCAGTGAAAGTCGTCGAGACCATTGACAACGCGCAGGCCGGCCCCAAGCTGAACCTGACCGCCGCGACCGAGGTGCTCGACCGCACGGGCCTGGGCAAAGCGAGTAGCGTGCAGGTCCATCACATCCACGAGATCCTGACCCACTTCACCCCCGAGGAGCTGGACCGCTACGGCCGGGGTGGCCCACCCCCCGAGCGCTTCAAGGACGTGTTCGAGGCCTTGGAAGGCCCCACGCTCCTCCCGAAGGACGGGTAAATGCCAACGTACCAAGTCCGACCGACGATCGCCTATGTGCGGCACGAGCCGTTCGAGGTGGAGGCCGATACGGTCGACGTGACCCCCTGTGGGGCGCTCGTCTTCACGACGCAATCGCCCACCCGACCCTCGATGATGTGGACGCTCTCCAAGCCGACGCTCATCCTCGCCCCGACTATGTGGGCGAGCGTGCATCTGCTAGAGCATCCCGCATGACGTGGCACCGCTTCTGGACGGCCATCGTCCGCTGGTTCCACCACCATCGGCATCACCACCATCACCGCCGCCACCCCCATCGCCTGCGGCGCATTACCGTCCGCTTCGTCGCGGACTAAGGAGTCCCCATGTTGGAGATCAAGCTCGGATCGAAGGTCAAGCTCCAGATCGACGGCCACTCCGCCCTGAACGGCGCCACGATCCCCGAAGGCTCGACGGTCGTCATCACGTCGAACGATCCCACCGTCGCCACGATCGCGGACGTGACCGTCCCCGCGGGCGGCGCCCAGACGCTCGTCACCGACGTGACGGTCTTGGCCGTCGGCACCACGGACGCCCACGTCGTCGTGACGGCACCCGACGGCACCGTGTTCGAGGCGACCGACACGCTCGTCGTCGATCCCGCGGCGCAGCCGGGCCTCGTCCGCATCACCGCCACCTTCCTCGCCGCCTAGATGCCCGCCGTCTCCGAGCGGCAACGGAAACTCATGGGGGCCGCGCTCGCCCGCAAGCGAGCCGGCCACCCCGCGAAGGGCGACCCCAAGATGAGCACCGCCAAGCTCCGCGACTTCGCGAAGAAACTCAAGAAAAAGTGAGACGCCCTCGACCGACCTTCGCCGAGCCGGCGACCGCCCCCGGCCAGGTCGACGGCCTCTCCCCCGCGGCGCTCCGCGCCACCGCCCGCTTGATGGGCGCGCAGCGCCACGCCGAAGCCGCGATCGCGACCGACCTCTGGGCCTTCTGCACCCGCTGCGTCCAGACCATCGACCCCGCTACGGGCGCCATCCGCCCCTTCCCGCAGTACGACTACCTCCACGACCTCCTCCGCCAGTGGCAGTCCCATCCCCTCTTCCTGTGCGCGAAAAGCCGCCGCATGTTCGTCTCCTGGGCCATGATTGCGGCGCACTACTGGCTCGCCCGCACCACCCCCAACGCCAAGATCGTGATGATGGCCCGGAAGGAAGGTCGCAATGAAGCGGAAGGCTCGGCCGAGCTCGTCTGGCGCGCCAAGTTCATTCACGATCACCTGCCGCCCTGGGTCGACCAGCGCCCCATTGAGTATCAGTTTTGCCGGCTCCGCTTCCCAGATACGCACTCTGAAATCCTCGGACTTGGGGAAGGGGCTGACCAGGCTCGTCAGCTCACTCTTACGGCTGTCTTCGGGGACGAAGTCGCCTTCTGGGACGACCCGCTCGCGACGTACATCGCGCTCCGCCCGACGATCGAAGGCGGCGGGCGCCTGACCCTCGTCAGTTCCGCCGCCCCCGGCTTCTTCGAGTCCATCGTTCACGACCGCCTGCCCGCCTAGCCGCTAGACAGTCTGTCCGTCCGCATGCTAGGTGCGCCTGCCAGGAGGCAGGTATGGCAGCGACAGTCGGCTTCATCTCAGGCGGCACCATCACGGCGTTGAAGACGCCGACCACGGGCAACACGTCCACCGGCAGCGGCAGCGCCGGCAACGTGCCCACCCTCCAGTCGATCAATCCGCTCGACTTCACCGGCGGCTCGAAGCAGGGCATGGAGAACATCCCCGACGAGATCCGCCAGTTCGTGAACATCTGCTCGACCGGCGACAACAACACGTCCGTCGCCGGCTGGGGCATGGACTTCTGGTCGACCGCCGTCTTCATCCGCATGTGTCTCACGGCGATGATCCAGCACGGCGCCCCGTCCTCGTACTCGCCACAGTAAGGAGTGACCCATGGCCGTTGGCACCATCGCAGTCTCCGCTGGCACCTTCACGACGCCGCCCACGACCCCCACCTCCGGCGATGGGACGACCATCGACGGCAAGATGACCACGGGCGGCCTGGTCGCCTCGACGGCCAACACCGCCGCCGGCACGGGCGACCTCGACTGCGTGCAGGGGCTCGCGTGGTCGGTCGGCGGGTTCGCCGAATACAACCAGTTCGTCGGCCTCGCCGCCGCCGCCTGGAGCTGCACGCCACAAGCGGCCAACCTCCGCATCATGGAGATCGGCCGCGCGTATCGCATGGCGGCGGTCCAGGTGCCCACCGGGGGCTGAGCGCGGATGCCGTCCACGACGGAAGACGCACCGGGCGTCCGGACGTGGACGAATCCGGTCAATCAATTCTTCGTCTATCGGCTGCACTACACGGCCGACCCGGCGAAGCGCGATCCGGCGTGGCGTCTCAAGGCAAAGGCCGGGATGCCAGAGCGGGGGTGGCTCCGTGAGTACGAGATCAGTTTCGAGACCCCCGAAGGCGAGCCCGTCTTCCCCGAGTTCCAGCCCGCGACAATGGTGCGACCGCTGCGGGTGCTCCCAGACGCTCGTCTCCTCCGCGGGTGGGACTTCGGGCACGTGTGTCCGGCCGTGGTCCTCGCACAGATGGACGCCTTCGGCCGACTCTGCATCCTCCGCGAAATCCTCCTCCCCCATTCCACTGTTCTTCAGTTGGCGTACGCCGTCCGCGTCGCCTCCACGACCCTGATGGGCAAGCCGGTCGACGGGTTCGACGCCGGCGATCCGGCCGGCGAAGCGTTTACCGATCTGGGTCAGGTCCGCACGACGCTCGCGGAGCAGGGGTTCACCTTGCAGACGCATCGGAGCCACAAGGAAAGCTACGAGGCCCTCCGCGCTCGACTGCTCCAGGACGTCTACGTCCCCGGCGAAGGCAAGACGCCCGCGCTCCTGATCGACCCGTCCTGTTCCACGCTCATCGCGGCCATGTCCGGGGGCTTCTCGCTGTCCGCAAAACCGCCGTTCAAGCCCGTCGAGGTGCATCCCTACAAGGACGTCGTCGACGCCTTGCGCTACCTCCACACGAATCTGCTCGGCATCCAGTCCGATCATCTTGTCGCCATGCACAAGGCCGCCCGTGTCGATTGGGCATGGGGCCAACCCGAAGGAGTGACCCCATGACCCGAGTCCTACTGTTCGTCGCGGCCCTGCTCGTCGCCAGCACCGCAGGCGCCCAAACGACCACGACCTCCACGTCGACCTCGACGTCCACGTCGACGCTCGCCGCGGGCGCCTCGTGGGTTTGTACCATCGCCCACAAGTGGGTCGCGCCCGACCACTACGAAACGAGTGGCGCCTGCGTCGGCACGGGCGCGTATACGAACGGCGGCGGCGATGCACTCGGCTCGGCAGCCACCATGTCGGCCACCGCGCGGGCCCTCTGCGGTGATGGCACGTCCGTCCTCGTCAATCTCGTGACGACGCCGGCACCCACGAGCACGAATGCACCCAACGCCGTCTGCGGCTTCAACTTCTCCACGTTCAAGTACGTCTGCTCGGTCGCGACGACGGCAGCGAACACCTCGCCACTGGCGGAAGCCAACTTCACGTCCGCCCCCATCACCCCGTTCAAGTTCCGGGCGATCTGCCGATGAGGACGGTCTACCTCCTTGCCGCCCTCCTCGGGCTCGCGGTGGCGTCGTCGGTTCTCGCCACGACGACGACCACCACGAGTACTTCTACCACCCTCCAACTGCACTCGACGGCAGGCGTCCTCGCGACGGCGCAGACCGCCACCGGCCAAGGGACCGGCATCGTCTGCGTCGGCGAAGGGGCCAAGACGCTCGTCATCGACCTGGTCGGGACCAGCTCGCCCTCCATGACGGTCATCCTGGAGCACTCCCAGGACACCGTGTCGTGGGCCACCATGACGACCGTCTGCTTCGCCCCCATGGATGCGGTGACGCTCTCGACGAACACGCCGTCCGTGTCGTGGTCGATCAACAATCCACCCATCGGGTGCTATCGGACGAACGTCAAGACCTACAGCGCGGGGACACTGGACGTGTCGTACCGCGCGGACCTGTGAATGTGTGAGACGAGGACGCGGCCACCGTCGCGGCACGGGGCTGCTCCTCGTGTGGTGGTTACTCGCGGCGCCGGCGTGGGCCCTCACCCCCACGCAGTGCCCGTGTGCGACCACCTCGACGACCTCAACCTCAACCTCGTCGTCCACGTCCACCAGCAGCAGCACCTCCACCTCGACCACGTCGACCTCCTCGTCGACCAGCACCAGCAGCTCCACCAGCACCAGCTCGTCGACCTCGACGTCCTCCAGCACGTCGTCGTCCACGACCTCGACCAGCAGCTCGACGTCGACGACTACGACGACGCATCTGGCGCCCGAGACCACCTCGTCGAGCACCAGTTCCTCGACGTCGACCTCGACGAGCACGTCCTTGCAGCCCACGACATCGTCCACCTCCACGTCAACCAGCACGAGTACGTCGCTGGAGCCAACCACAACGTCGTCCTCGACCAGCACCTCGACCTCGACCTCGCTGCAACCGACCACGTCGTCGACGTCGTCCTCGACGAGCACCAGCACCTCGCTCGAACCGACGACCACATCCTCGTCGACCAGTTCTACATCAACGAGTACGTCGACGAGTCTGCCGTCCACGAGCAGCACCTCGACATCCACCTCGACCACCACGACTACGACGAGCACATCGACCAGCATCCCAACAACGAGCAGCACGTCGACCTCGACGTCGACCAGCTCGACCTCCACGTCGAGCAGCACCTCCTCGTCCACCAGCACGTCGACCTCGACCACAACCAGCACGACGGTCATCAAGACCTATCAGGAAGGCGTGTCGGGGCCGGCCAATTCCGCGAATACCGACAACTACATGGCGCAGGCGTCCGCCACGACGAACAACGGGACCGCCGTCACCGTCCGGGCCGGCAAGGCGTCCACCGGGTCGTCGGCACTGCGCTCCCTCTTCACCTTCAACGTCTCAGACATCCCCGGCGGCGCGACGATCGTGTCGGCAACCCTCACGTTCCATGTGACGACCCGCACGGGCACGCCGGGGACGGGGACGATCAATCGCCTGCGTCGCACGGATTGGGACGAAGCCAATTCGACGTGGAACAACTACAAGACGTCGACCGCGTGGACGACGGCGGGCTGTGGCAGCACCGCGACGGACTACGATACCTCGATCAGCGGCGGCACGCATGCGGCCCCGCCATCCAGTGGAACCTTTGACGTGACGGGCTTGGCGGCCATCGTCCAGGACGGACTGACGAACCACGCGGGGCTCGTCTATCTCGTGTGGCGGCTCGACACCGAGTCGAACACGACCAACATTCAGGTCGATAGTTCCGATGGCACGACGGCAGCCAACCGGCCGAAACTCGTGGTGGTCTACCACTGATGCGTCGCCTGCTCGTCAGCCTCGTGCTCTTGGCGGTAGCGCCGGCGTGGGCCTTGAATCCCACGCAGTGCCCGTGCGCCACGACGAGCACGACGTCCACGTCGACGAGTTCGTCGACATCTACCTCGTCCTCGACGTCGTCGTCGACCTCTACGAGTGCCTCCACGTCCTCGTCGACGAGCACGAGCACCTCGACGAGCAGCACGAGCACCTCCACCTCGACGTCGCTGGCGACGACCTCGTCGACGAGTAGTTCCACCTCCACCAGCACGACCTCGACGAGCACGTCCACTAGCACGACCACCTCGACGCTCGTCACCGTGCAAATCCTGTCGTTGGGTGGGACCACCGCGCAGTCGAACAGCTCGACCAACTATGCGCCGGTGAGCGGGACCGCGGGCGCCTGGACCTCAACGCAAGCCAACAATCAAGTCGTGGCGCCCACCGGCGGGAAACTCGGCAATCTTCGCGTCGTCGCAGCAGCCGACCCCGGAGGCAGTGCGTCCTGGGCCATCACGATCGAGCAAAACGGCACACCAAGTTCTCTCACCTGTACGATTAATGCTGGCAGCACCACCTGCCAGGATACGAACGGCGCCCACGACATCACCGTAAGTGCGGGAGACCGCTTCGACGTGAAGTCCGTGCCGACCAATACCCCGGCGGCTGGCGGCGTGCGGGTGTCCCTGCTCTGGAAACCGACGACAGCCAACGAGATGTGGTTCCCGATGACCACCCGGGGCACGATCAACACGACGGCCGCGTTCTTGGCACCGATGTCGGGCGACGGCACGAACACGAGCGATACGATCTCCGCACGGGTGGTCCTCCCCATCGCGGGAAGCGTGAAGAGCCTCTACACGTGGTGTTCTGCCAACGTCGGCGCCTCCGCGAGCCGAATCTTTACCGTCCAGAAGAACGGCAGTGCCACGGGGGGTATGACGTGTACGCAAGGGACCGGCACAGCCACGTGCAACGATACCAGCACGTCGCCCCTCAGCCTGGCCGTTGGGGATCAACTGAACATCGCGTATACGCTGACGGGGACGCCCGGCGCGGCTGGCTGCGGCGGTGGCCTCATCTTCGTGCCGACGACAAGCGGGCAGTTCGTGTGGATGCACGCCACCTCCGGGAACACCCCGACGACGGCCACCGATAAATTTGCGCCGCTCCAGAGTATCAACACCGCGTCGCCCACGACCGAAGACGCCTTGACCCAGCGGGCTGTCCAGGCGGCAACCGTCAAAACCATGTACGTCAAGATCAACGCGGCCTTGGGTGCGGGCTCGCAGGTCGACTTCACGCTCAACAATGGCGCCGGGACGGCGACGGCACTCACTTGCTCGATCAGCGGCGGATCGGCCACGACCTGCACGACGACAACCGACGTCACCGTAACCGACGATAATCTGCTGGATACCGTCATGCACCATAGTGGATCGACCGGCAGCGGCCAGAACGCGGAGATCAGCTACGGTGCCGTCTTTACGGGGACGTTCCCATGAGCACGCTCCTCCTCCATCCGAATCTCGCCGCCGACAAAGATTTGAAGTCCGAGTGCAAGGACTTCGTCATTCCGCTCCTGAAAGACACGCGGCGGGACCGGCGCACCTATCGGGAGACGTGGCTCCGCTACTGGCGCATCTGGAGCGCCACGCGCGATCAGGAAGCCTATCAGGGGCGCGAGACGCTCTACTTCGCGAAGGGCCGGAAGATCATCGACAACTGGGTGCGGCGCCTGAAGCGCGACCTCTTCCCGGCCGACGATTGGTTCGCCGTGCAGGCGTTGCGGCAGTCCTACGCCGAGCGCGAGTCGCCCACCTACGAGATCTTGAACTACTTTGCCCGCGGCGATGCGGGCGTGCGGCGCAATGCAAATGCGTGGCTCCGCCAGTTGGTCATGCTGGGCACGTCGCCCGTCAAGATCATCTGGCAGCAGGAGGAGGAGAGTCTCTCGGTCCTTCGGGAGATTCTCGATCCCGACGGGAATCCGACGCGGAAGGTGGAGCGGACGGAGGAGTTGGTGGTGCGGAACCTGGGCCCCACCTTCCGCCCCGTCGATCTGTTCTCATGGTACGTAAACCCGGTCACGGTCCGCGATCCCGAAGACGCGACCCTCTCGTTCGAGGATCTGCTCATCCCCCGCGGGCGCGTCGATGCACGCGCCGAGCAGTGGATCAGCACGAAGGACCACGACCTCGGCACCGTCTACGACAAGCAGGCCGTGGACGAGATCGACGAACGGATGGAGGGCGGCGGGTACACGGAGCGCACCCAAGAGAAGTGGGACGCCGAGCGCCGCCGACTGGCCGACAAGGGGTTTACGAATCGCATCGACGCCAAGACGCCCGTCAAGTACCGGCCCATCGACATCACGCAAGCCATCTGGAAGCGGGTCGATGGGAAGACGGGCGTGACCGAACGCTACCTCGTCGACGTCGCCCTCGACGACATCATCTGCCGCATCCAAAAGCTCCCGTGGCAGCATGGGATGCCGCACATGCTGGCGGGGAAATTCGTGGAAGTGGTGTCGGAGTTCTACGGGCGCGGCCTGCCCGAAATCTTCGACCGCATGCAGTACAGCCTGAACGACATCGGCAATCAGGCGTTGGACGCGCTCACCTACGCCGTCAACCCGATCACCGTCGTCGACCTCTACCAAGTCCAAGACCCGACATCCCTCCGCTTCCGGCCGGGGGCCAAGTGGCTGGCGGCGCCGGGCAGCGTCAAGAACTTCGAGATGAGTCCCGAGCCTGCCGTCGTCGGACTCAACGCCGTGGGCACCCTCATGCAGGTCATGGGCGATCTTGCGGACGTGGTGCCGGTGGGTGGGGCGGGGGCCAAGGCGCGGGGGCGGGGCACGCAGTCCTCGGCGGGCATGCAACTGGCGATCAGCGAGGCGCAGGTCGACGTCCGGGACGTCGTCGAGTCCATCGAGGATCAGGTGATGAATCCGTGGTTGGAGCGGGCGCACTCGCTGACCGTCCAGTACCTCGAAGAGCCCCTCATTCTGCGGATTGCCGGCCGGGACGGGCAGCGGTTCGTCGAGCAGAAGATCGACCGCTTGGACCTCTTGGGGGACTTCCGCTTCACCTGGCAGGGCTCGGCGGCGCAGATGAACCAGCAGATCAAAAGCCAGCAGATGATTCAGGCGCTCCAGATCGCCGGCCAGATTCCGCCCGAAGCCCTGCAAGCCGAAGGGAAGCGGATCAGCTTCGCGACCCTCCTGACCGACATCTACTCGAAAGGCCTCCAGCTCCCCAACGCCAAGCAGATCGTCCAGGACATCCACCCCAAGGAAGGGACCGACCCGTCCCTCGAAAACGACCTCTTCCGGGTGGGTCGCGGCAAGGAAGTCATCGTCTCCGAAGCGGACGACGATGCCCAGCATCTCCAGATGCACACGCGGCTGGCGCAGCAGTCGGTCGAAGCAGACGTGCCGGCGGCCGACGCGACCCTCCTCGTGGCGCACATCCGCCAGCATCAGGCGGCGACGATGGCGAAGAAGATCATGGCGCAGCAGCAGCAACAGCAACAGGCCATGCAGGCGATGCAGGGGGGCCCTCAGGGCGGCAACGGAGCGCAGGGGCCGACCCAGAATCCGGGGCGTCCCCCGTCCACCGGGAACGTCTCGGACCTCATGCGGTCGGCGCCGCGTGGGCAAGGTTGATTGACAGACTGCATGGCGGCAGGCTAGGAGGCGGACCCATGAAGGGGAAGACGGGTGGGAAGAAGGGGAAGAAGCCCATGCCCATGAAGAAGGGCAGCGACAAACCCATGTCCCACGGCGAGAAGCACAAGGGGATGATGGATCGTATCCAGGGCGATCCGGAGTGCTGAATGCCGAGTGACGTGGAACTGTGGGCCGCGCTCAAGGATTCCGAAATGTGGAAGCTGATGGAGCGCACCCTGGAAACCCGCCGCGAGATGCTCTTCGCTACCGACTTCTGTGAGGCCAAGACGGAAGCCGACCGGGCCCGCGCGCAGGGCGCCATCACGGAAATCACCCGGATGAAGAACTTTCCGGCCATGGCGCTGAACGTGATGATGGAGCGCGCGCAGTCGGCGCGCACGCACACGGAGCAGCTCGACCGCCTCAACGGGTTCAACCCCGATGCCGAGGACTACGATGGCTGACGACGAGCGCCCCGAACCCGTCCCGGCGCCGGCCCCGGAGCCCGAGCCGGAAGCCGCCGCATCGCCCGAAGTCCCCGACGTCGCGACGCTCCAGGCCGAGCTCGAAGAGGCGAAGCACGCGAAGCAGCTCTACGAAGAGACGCTCGCGTCCCTCACCACGGCACGGGCGCCGGCTGCCCCGTCGTCCACGGCGCCCCCTGTGGGCGGCGGGGGGGCCTACAACGATCCCGTCGTGGGCTCCATCGGCCTCGCCCGCTCGGACGTCGAACGCATCAAGCAGGAAGCCGGCCTCTCCTCGGACGAGGAAGTGGCCGCCGCCGTCCGCTGGGCCCGCCCGATCATGGAAGCCATCGCGAAGCCCCTCGTGGGCTACATCGCATCCCTGGCCGACATCGCCGACCGCCACGAGGCCCGGCTCTCCGTCGAAGGGTACGCCGACCTCCAAGAGGAAGTCGAGAAGGAAGTCGCGAACATGCGTGCCCGCGGGTCGCATCTGCCGCGCACGGAGCTGGCCCAGATCGCCCGCGCCAAGAAGCTCCCGAAGCTCCTCGAAAAGGAAGCGGCCGGGAAGAAGGCGGCGAAGGTCGAAGCCGCGTCGGCGCGGCGGGCCACGGCCGACAACGACACCTCCCTCGCGAAGGTCGGCCCGACGGCCGGCGGTCGCGCGACCCCGTCCTTGGACCAGATCAAGGGCCTGTCCTCGCGTGAGGAGCGCATCAAGGCGCTCGAAGAGGCGGCCGGCAACCGAACCTTTTAGCGGAAGGAACCCCTCATGGCAGCCAATTCCGGCGACGTCTTCACGAGTAGCGCAGCCCTCACGGCCGATACCGTCCCCCTGCTCATCAAGGAGAAGCTGCTCTCGATCGCCGAGAAGCAGACGGTCTTCTACGAGTTGGCCGACAAGGAGAACCTTCCCGAGAACAACGGGAAGACGGTCCAGTTCACGCGCTACGAGCGCCTCAACCTGCCGACCACGACCATCACGGAAGGCACGCCGCCCGCCTCGCAGGCGTTGACGACCTCCGTCGTCCAGGCCATCGTCGATCAGTGGGGCGCCACCGTCGCCATCACGGACGTGGCCCAACTGACGGTCAAGCATCCGGTCCTCCGGGTGGCGCAGGATCGGCTGGGCACGCAGCACTCGGAGACGATCGACCGGGAGATCATGCGGACCCTCCTCGGAGGTTCCAACGTCTCCTACCCGTCGCCGCGGACGTCGCGCTCGGCCCTCCAGGCGGGCGACTACCCGACGACCGACCTCATCCGGACGCTCGTCTCGACGCTCCGCTCGCAAGGCGCCATGACCTACGAGGGCCAGGACTACGCCGGCGTCCTCGACCCCTTTCACGAGATGGACTTCACGAAGGACGCGACGTTCGTGCAGGCGGCCAGCTACTCGAACATCACGGCCCTCTTCGTGAACGAGATCGGCAAGTGGATGGGGGTCCGCTGGAAGCGCTCGAACCTCCTCCCCATCTACGCGAGTCTCGCCACGACCGGGTGGACCTTCGCGGCCAACACGACGGCGATCAGCGCGACCAACTACGGGGCCGGCGCCGTCCAGTTCGCGGCCTCCTCGACCGTCCGCGTCAAGGTCACGAAGCTGAACACGCAGACCGGCTTCGAGACGTCCATCATGGCCGAGCAGGCCGTGACGAACGGCTCAGCCTTCGGCGTGGACATCACGACCCCGACCGCCACGGGCGTCTTCAACATCTACGTCTCGCTGGAGTCGGGCGCCGCGGGCACCGCGACCTTCCAGCTTCAGGTGACCAACCCGACCGGGCTCGTGTACGGGTTCGTCAAGGCCGGTGCCGCCAACGCGGCCACAACCACGCAGACGGGCCTGGCGCTGAATGCCAAGGGCACCGGGGCCGTCGAGCCGCCGGACACCAGCACGGCCGGCAACGTCCACATCGGCTGGGTGTTCGGCAAGGAAGCGTTCGGCGTCGTCGATCTCGCCGGTCTCCAGACGTTCCTGACCCCGCAGACGGCGAACCAGGCCGACCCGTTGGCCCAGCTCCGCTACGTCGGCTGGAAGCAGATGTTCAAGGCGGTCATCAAGAACACGCAGTTCTTCACCCGCTTCGAGGCGCTGTCGGCGTTCAACTGATGGCAGTCCCGACGAAGAAACTCCTCACCCCCGACGAGGTGCGGGAGCTGAACGATACGCTCCGCTACCACCAGGGCGACGAGTCCGAGCAGGGCCGTCGCGAGTACGCGCGGATTCGCGCGCAACTGAAGCGGCTCTCCCATGACGAGACGTGCAGTACGTGTCAGGCGTTGCCGCCGGAGCACAAGGTGACGAGCATCGACGTGCCGCTCGATGCCCAGGGCAAGCGGTTCCGGATCAACGGCACGGAGTTCTTCGGCCCCGTCATGGTGCCCGCCTGTCAGGGGTCGATCCTGCTCCACATGATCGACCAGAACCGGCAGGAGACGTTGCGGCACACGGAGAGCATCTCGAACAACGTGTTTCTCGGCCAGATGGGCGATCGGGCCCGGTCGGTGCAGGGATGAGCAAGGTCCAGTCGATCGCACGGAACGGGAGCCCGTACACGATCCGCGTGCAGCGGCAGATGGCGGACCACACGGTCATCGACGCCTCGTTCATCGAGCCCGACGACGAGCGCGCGAAGGCGCGGCTGGCGCTCCTCTGCGATGCGATGGACGCGCGCATGATCGCGGTCAACGAGAAGATTCTCGGGTCGTCGGCGCACATCGACGCACTCGTCGAGGCCAAGTTGAAGGCACGGGACACGGGTTTGAACGGAGGGACCGACCATGCCGATTCCGGCCGGGCGGCTGACCTTCCAGCAGATTCGTGACCTCGCCGTCCGGAAGGCCGGCAACCCTGCACTCGGTGTGCCGCTCGCGGCGGGTCCATCCCCCGCGACGCTCTACCTGACGCAGATCCTCTACGACCTCTACACGCAGTACGAGTGGCCGGAGTGCAACACGTCACTCTCGCTCGTGCTCACGGGGCCCACGTTCCCGTTGCCGGGCGACTTCATTGAGTCGCAAGACGACTACGCGCTCCAGATCTACAACACGAACGGCCTGCAGGAAGCCGCCACCGTGTTGGAAGTGGCCCCGGACAAGTTCAATGCCATGGCGGCGACACAGGCGACGGGGACGATTCCCGTCTACTGGACCGCCGACCGCAATGCCGGTATCGGCCGCCTCTTTCCGGATTGCACCGGGAACGTCTCGACGGCCAACTTCCGGTATCGCTTCCTGCCGGTCGCCGAGACGACCCCGCCGCCCTCGTCCAACTGGCCCATTCCGCCGGGCGTGGGCGAGGCGACCATCAACGCGGTGGTGCCCGTCTTCCCCAACTCCCGCTACCTGATCCAAGCCCTCTTCGTCGAGTGTCTCCAGTACGAGCGCGACCCGCGCTACACGATCGAGATTCAAGTGCTGGAGCAGATGAAGAAGCAGGTATTGCAGGGGTCGGCCGTGTTCCAAGCGCAGTCGAACACGATCCCGCTCGACGCCGACGTCTTCCGCCAGCCCTTCCGGAACGACAACATCAGCGGCGGGTAAGCGCATGCCGGGGAACGAGACCGAGCAGCGCATCGCCGTCCGCGCCTTTTCCGGCGTCGACATCGAGACGGACCCGGCTTTCCTGCCGGACGACATCCTGCAAGCGGCGCAGAACCTCGTCCCGCAACTGACCTTCCTTTTGCAGAAGCGGTACGGGACGACGCTCGCGCCCAACCTGTCGATTCCGCTCTCGGGCGACAGTTTCCCGTGGGCGCAGCCCCGCGTCGATGTCATGCGCTGGACGCAGCAAATGAACGGGACGCCCGTCCTCTTCTTCGTCGTGACGACCGTGGGCGACGGCGTGACGACGGCGAGTGGCGACCGGCTCTACAGCGCCGTCGGGTCGCCGACGCCGACTGTGACGGAGATTTTCAACTTCGGCGTGGGCAATGGGTCGGCCGGGTGGCAACCGACGAGTGGCGGGCGCTACGGCATGGCCGTCCTCGGGGGCTACTGCTACGTCGGGAACGGCATCAATCCGATTGTAGCGGCGCTCATTGAGACGCCGACAACGCTCTCGGTCATCGAGCCCATCGGCAACTTCAGCATCGCGGCGACGCCGCACGTCACGGCTAGTGCCCTCATCACGGGCTCGACGACGGAGCTCTTGCCGGGGGTCTACTCGTTTCGGTGGGGCTATCTCGACACCTCGTCCGTAGCGAGCATCGCGCAATGGCGCGCGCTCAGTAACACCGACACGATCACCGTCACGAGCGACAAGCCCGTGTTGATGTTCACGGGCCCGAGCAACGCGGACGTGGCCGCGGCGACCGATCCGAACAGTCTGCCGATGCCGTTGCCGCCCATCGACGCCATCCATACGTGCCACCTCTTCCTGTCGCCGCCCGGGCTCCCCATCGAATACGCCCGCGATCAGGGCATGATCGAGGTCGAGAACGGCACGGTCACCGTCGATCAGTTCAACGTACAGGGTGGCCTCACGCCGCTCCGTGGTGCCGCCTATACGGGCCGCTATCTGCTCCGGCATGCCTCCTCGCTCTGGCTCGCCGGCAATCAGGCAGCGGGACAGACCTCGCGGCTCTACCAGACGAACACGATCGTGCCCGGCTTGGAGCAGCAGCTCTACAACTACGGCGACTTCTTCCCGGCCCTCGCGACCTCGCTGATCGGCGGGTACGACGGCGACATCATCACCGGCATTGCTGTGAGCGGCGGCGGGCAGAACAAAGACGTCGCGTCAGCGCCCGTCGTCATCTTCAAGCAAGCGGCGATCTACGTGTGGTTCGGCAACATGACCGACGACCCGTCCGCGCAGTTGGTGCAGGTGTCCGACCGCATCGGGTGCGTCGCCCCGCAGACCATTTGCAGCACGCCCGACGGCATCTACTTCCTCGGGCCCGACTCGGTCTACCTGCTCGACAACGGGTTCAAGGAACCGCAGGACGTGGGCCTGCCGATCCGGCCGGCCATCTTGGGGATTCCGCAGGCGCGGCTCCAGTACGCGACGGCGACCTATCACCGGCAGTTCTACAAGCTCGCCATCACGCCGCCCGGCACGGCGCTCAACACCCAGCAGTGGTGGCTCGATCTGCGGCCGGTCATGGAGGCCCAGAGCGGCCCGAAGTGGTGGGGGCCGCACACGATCACGCCGGCGACCACGATGGCCGTCGCCATGCTCCATCCCGATGAGCGCGAGCGGCTCTACTTGGCACGGGAGATTCCGTCGAGCGAGTCGCCAGCCATCGTGACCATCTGTCTCGCCGATCAGGCAAGCGTCTACACGGACGTCGTGCGTTATCAGGTGGACGCGCCCGTCGTGGCCCGGCTCCGCACGGGGGGCCTCGTCGAAGACGACCCCTTCGGGTGGAAGCTCTGGAAGATGGTGCGGCTCATCACGCAGCCGCAGCGCGACAGTGCCATCATCGTCAACGCCTACGTCGACGGGGGCGGCATCACCATGCGGCCGACCATGGACCAGAACGCCGAGATGGGGTCGTGGGATGGGCACCCCATGGACAACAACGTCATCCACGCGAACAGCGGTGGCGGCATCTGGAACGTCAGTCTGTGGAATCAAGCCTTGTGGGGCGCGCGGCAGTTCGTGGAGGGCTGGTCGATTCTCGATCCCTCGGAACCGCTCATCCGCTCACGGTCCTGCTCCATCGAACTCATCCATGCCGATCCCTCGGGGCTGCTCGTCCGGGATCTGGAAGTGACCTTTGACGCCATTGCGCGCCGCGCACCGGGGAGTCCGTAAATGTCGACCATCAGCCGTCCGATCAAGTCTAGTTCCGGCACCACGGAATACATCCCGAACACGCTCATCGACGCCACGGAAGTCGATGCCGACTTCGACCTCATCTACGGCGACTATGACGGGAACATCGACTCGACGAACATCCGTGCCGGGTCGATCACCTACGACCGCCTGCTCCTGACGACGCCGAATGCGAACAGCATCATCGCCTTAGCGTCACCGGGCTTGGCGGTCCACGGCGCCATTACCGCCGCGTGTACCACGGGATTGAACTTCAACGTCGCCACGACGCTCGTCTCGGTAGGCCCGCTGACCACGCTCGGCGGCACGGTCCTGGTCTCCGGCCTGTGCGGGCTCCAATGGGTGCTCCCGCCCTTCGTCGGCCCGTCGACGGCAACCATCGGGTTCGCGTGGCAGCGGGATGGCTTGCCGATCGGGGGCGGCGTGCGGGTCCAGTACGAGCTCGACCCGCAGCCGATGTCCCCCAGCATCGGGACGGGCATCCTGCCGATCCCGACGCCGCCGCTCGTGGACATCGGCACGGGGAATGGGGGGACGTGCGCGCCGGGTGCCCATACGTGGACGCTCATCGCGGAACTGCCGATCGTCACCTTAAACCCCGGATCGCTCGTCACGTCGTCCGCGAACGCGGGATTCTACACCGCCGTGGAATTGCGCTAGAGAGGAAACATGGCGGCACGCATCACCATCCGGCAGGCGACCGTAGACGACCTTCCCTGGGTGCGTCATCTCATCGCCAAGTTCATGGCCGACCCCAAGCAAGTGCAGGGGTATCCCACCTTCGATGTGGAGGAGCTGGACGCCTTCACTGTCGCCGCCTACCGGGCTCTCGCGCACAATCCCGCGTTCCGATCGTGGCTGGCGTGGCGTGGCAAGACGGCGATCGGATGCTTGGCGGGCGAGATCCAGTCGCGCCTTGTCGGCAAGCCGCATCGGTACGTCAACGCCCTCTGGGCGTACGTCGAGCCGGAGTATCGAGCCGGAGACGTGGGATTCCGCATGCTCGACGCGATGGCCGTGTGGGCGGAACACGAAGGCATCGACACGATGGAATGTCGCGCGACGGCGGGTGATACCCGGTATGCCGATCATGGCTACCCCCTCGTGGCGACCGACTATGCTGCGCCGATTGCGCTCGTCCGTGACCGATGGCGCCAGCACGCCGAGAAGACGGACGCGCCCAAGACGAACGGGCACGACACGACGGTGGAGGCGTTGACGGCATGAGCAGCCTACTCTTCGGCAACCAGAGCGGTTCCGATTCCGTTGCCACGGGCCTCGGCTATGGCAGTCTCCCGTTTGAGATTGCCCGCGGGTCCAACGCGCAGTTCGGCCGGCCGCTCCGGCAAGGGTTCGGATTCAATCCCTCCGAGCATTTCATGAATCAGTTGGCGACAGCTCGCGGGCCGCTCGCCGACGTGATCCGCTCTGTGCAGGGGTTCTCGGGCAGTGTCGGGCCGGAGGCGCAGGCGTTGGGCGCCCAGACGGCCGCACGCGGCTCACAGGCGTATCAGACGCTCACGGGCCAGATCGACAACTACCTCCAGAATCTTCCGCAGTACCAGCAGGAAGCCAACCTCGGCGCCACCGATGCGACGGCGGCGGTGCGCGATGCCTTTTCGCCCGTGACCTCGTCGGCGCTCTACGGCGCGGCGTCGCAGCGGATGCTCGACCAGATGCGACCGGGCGAAGCCGCTCGGGGGCTGGAGTCGAGTGGCGCGGCACAGGGCGCGGAAGAGGCGGGCCTTCGGGATCTGACCTTCCAGTTCGCGCAGAACCAGGCGGCCCAGCAGCAGCAGGCGTTGCAGGGGTTGCAGGGCGCCACGGGGTTCGCCAACCAGATGGGACAGCAAGGCGTCGGCGCGGCACAGGCGCTCATGCAGGGCGCTGGACAGGCCCAAGACCTCCAGTCGCAGCAGTTTCAGCTACCCATGCAGGCGATCGGAAACCTGCTCCAGATGCTCCAGGGCGGCCAGCAGCAGGGCTATCAGTTGCTCGGGCAGACCTCGCCGCAGTTGGGGACGACCTCCAGCAGCGGCAAGGACTTCTTTGGGGCGCGGTTCTAGGTCATGGCGAACCTGCTCCAACAAGTCGGAATTGGGTCGGCGGTGCAGGAGGGCGTCGTCGGACAGACTGCGGCCTCCGGCGCGGCCAGCGGCGCGGCGGGGGCGGGGGCGGGGGCCGGCGCCGCCGGTGCCGCAGGGAGCAACGCCTTCCTCTCAGGGATCATGCAGG